GGCTGCCTCTTGGCGCTGTCGTTCCTGGTTCGCGAAGTCACTTTCTGCATCGCGCAGTTTCACCCCGTTGAGCTTGTATTGCTGCTCGTGAGCCTGCCGCATCAGCTTGCGCTGCTCCGCTTCGGTCATGGCCTTTTGTGCCTGCTGCATTGCGCCGCCGAGCGCCTGCCCGAAGCCGATTGGCTGCAAAGATGGCCCGCCAGATTGCAACAGTCCGCTTCCAAAGTTCAGCAATGCACTGCTTTGCTCCGGGTTCAGATTCATCAGTGTGTCAAAAAATCCCATGATTACCCCTTAGAAGCCGCCGAGGATGTCATTCATCGACAAACCAGTTCCATTCATCAGCCCGGCGTTATTGCTGGCGAAGCTACCCAGCGAGCCGCCGCCAATGCCCAAGTTCTTCAGGGTGCCATATAAGCCTAAACCAGCCGATGCGCCGCCCAGGATATTAGCCCCTGGGTTAGTGTACAACGGCTGAGATTGGGTGCTGCTGCCGCCCATGCTCAAATACGGCGCCAACAAACCATTCACTTGCGATGCGCGATTCAATTGATAGTTATCGGCGGCATTACCGTATCCGTTGACGCTAGACAGCAGGCCAGAGAGCGCACCCAGCCCGCCAAGCTGCCCCTGCTGGTTCAGTTGGTTATTCTGCTGCTGCATGCCGGCGTTGAACTGGTTGTTCTGCTGTTGCATTTGCGAGTTCAGGATGCTTGCTTGCTGCTGCTGGCCAGCGTTGAAATTCGACGCATTGTTGCCGGCCGCCTGATTTGCAAGGTTGGCATTCTGACGATTGGCCGCGCTTTGCTGGATCGCTTGCAGGTCACCTGCATAGTTGTTCAGGCCAGCTTGCTGCTGCAATTGGGCATTCGTCGTCCCGGCTTGCAGGTTTGCGCCCTGATTCGCCAACTGCGATTGCAGGCCGGTGCTTTGGTTCGCCAGATTCGCCTGTTGCGAGTACCCAGCATTCGCCAGCGCGCCGGACAGCAGGCCTTGGTAATTGTTCTGCGCCGCCGCATTGGCTGCCGCCTGGTTCGACAAGTTCGATTGCTGCTGCATCGATGCATCTTGCGAGGCGACACCGTACTGCTGCGCACCAAGCCCTTGCGTTGCCGACAGTGCGCGGTCCTGGCCCTGGTTGTACGTGTTCGCCAGCTGGCCGCTGACGTTTGCGCTGTTCTGCGCGCCCAGGATTGAATTTGCATCCGTCAGTTGTCGGGTATAGTCACCGATCGCATTACCTTCAGCGATACCCTGGCGCGAGCCGCCATACTGGCCAGCCAGCACCGAATTGCTACGGATGCCTGGAAGCACCTGCCGGCGCAGCATGTCGGTCAGCGTGTTGACATTCTTGTTGAAGCCCGCATTCGTGAGGTCAACGCCTGCTTGCAGCGATTTGCCGATGTATGGGTTATCGCCGGATGCACCGCTGGTAAAGTGCTGGTAAGCGCCAGTCAGATCAAGGCCGTTTTGCGATGGCGCATTCACTTGCGCCGCCCCTGCATAGCTTGGCTGCATGCCCTGCGGCGTCTGCACCTGAGCGCCGGTGACGCTGCCGGCGCTTACCTGCTGCGGAGCCCCTATCTGCGCCGCTTGCAGGCCCTTGGGGGCATTGAAAGACTCGCCCGTATTCCACAGGACGTTTGTACCGAAGGAGCCAATAGGGCCAGCATTCGCCGCCTGCGGCGCTTGGTTATGACCGCCCAGCAGCGACGAAGAGCCAGCATATAGCTGATTCAGCACATCCGGCGCCGCTTGCGACAGCCAGTTTTGTGAGGCCGCGCCCAGCATGCCAGTACCGGCGCCCTGCGGCTGGTTCAGGAACTGCTGATACTGGCCGAGCAGCCCCTTGTTTGCATCGGTGCCGTCGCCGTACAGGATGGCCTGCGCGCGCGGGTCCAACTGCTGTTGCGTGGTCACAGTCTGCGTGCCGGATTGCTTGGCCCCGCCCGATCCAGCAATAGCGCCACCCAAAGCGCTGCCGAGAACGCCGCCGATCCCTGGCGCGATCAAGTTGCCAACGAATGGGGCAGCCGCCCCGAGTAGTCCGCTCAATAAACCCATGATTCCATCCTATCCAATAAATACCCACGTTGCGCCATCATGGCGATACAAACCCTCGCCACTTCCTGGGTCCCAGTCGGAGCCGTCTGCGATGCGATAATCCCCCCTGCGCGGCTTGCTTGGCTCTTTGTGCGTGGGGTCCAGATGGCCGGCAGCCAGTGCGTTAACCACCGCCTGCAACTTCAGCGTCTCATCACGCAGAAACCGGCGCACGTCATCCAAGTTTTGAATGCCGCCGGGATCACCTGGCGTGTAATTGATGGTGCTGATGGATGTCGCTCTCACCACATGCCCCCGTCTTCCACGTCAAGCGTGAAGCTGTCCAGCCGCCATTGCGACGCCGTGCCACTTTCCACTCGAATCGCGATGTACCGGCCCGAGACGAAGCAATCATCTGCCACCGTGGTGCCAATCGTGTGCGTCATCGTGACCGGGTAGGTTGGATCGGCATACGGCTCATCGGCATAGCCAATTTTGATGATGACCGTTTCGCCATTGTTGCCGGTGATGCGCGGCCGGATGCCGCGAACGAGCTTAATGCGGTCCGGAGCATCGAACGACAGGCCGCGCCGCTCCAGATACGCGCTGGCGGCCACGCCATCAAAGCTCGCTGTTGCATCCAGCATGTACAACTTCGTGTTCGCGCTGCCCATGATGACGCGCTGCGTGTCCGGCGTAAAATCGGGGCCGTTCCAGAGCGTTAAATCGGCGTCCCATGCGTCCAGGTCCAAATCCCAACTGCTGCCAAGCGTGTTGTCGACCAGTCCGACATCGGCATGGTTCACGTCCGGCACTTCACGGAACGAAACCGTTTTGTCTTTGTAGTTCCAGACAAGCGCGCGATTGCATGACGTGGCTCCGATGGCCGGGAAGCAGATGTATGCCTCGTTCAGAAATGGGTTCTTGAACACGAAGCACAGGCCCTTGCCGGCCACGTCGATGTTTTGGAAAAGCCAGCGGCGAGACTGCTTGTCAAGCACCGATGTGGAGCTTTGGCCATCATGTACGATCACATCCGAACCGGTCAGCACAAGATGGAAGCCGTCAATCTCCACGATACAATTTCTGTTCATGGCGCCACTAATCCCAAGCACCTTTTGGAAGCTGAATACGAACGGACCGCCCGTGTAATCCATGCGCCAGATGCTGGACTCTTTATAGATCATGAAGGAGCCGCGCAATTCAAGGCCATCGATGATGACATCCTGCCCCTGCGCCAGGTCATTCTCGCCAGCGTCTTCGGTGGCATCGGTTTCATCCCAGGTGCTTGGTAGCGAGCCGGGAACGGCGGCGCTTGACCATTTCACCATGTACGGATAGCTCGTGCTGCCTTTGGTAACGCCCAGCGCGATCAGGAAGTTCTTGTACGTGCGCAGTGATTTGCAATATGTACTCGCTGGCCACGCAGTCAGGTCAACGAAATTGTCGGCCAAATTCTGGTCCCAGTACATAGGGATTTTTGATGTGTCGCCCACATTGAAAATCGGGATGCCGCCCAATACCGTGCCGGTCCACTGGTTCACAACGCCTGTGCGCGGCGTCGCATGCGTGATGTCGGTGTGCACGGCGACGCCGCCGCTGTTGGTCACGGCAAAGCACTTCGTTGCGGTCGCATACAGCCAGTAGCGCACGCCCGCCACGGTCAATGCCATGACGAATTGCGGCGCCTCGCTGGGCGAGTTGTAGACCTCGCCATGTCCAAGGAACTGATATGCGTAGCTGTCCAAGAAGCGTATATTGAGCGCGTCGCTCCACGCCCCAAGCGGCAACTCGTGGACGCTCAGGTCTTTGATGACGCCAGCCGCGCCGCAGTTAGGTACTGGGATCATAGCCATGGCTACAGCACACCCATGATGATGGCTTGGCCGCCTTGGCTGGTGCCACCGGGGCCGCTATTGCCAACACCGTTCGTACAGGCGCCGCCGCCGCCGCCTGGACCGCCGGGGAAGGTTCCGTTACCACCTGCTTTACCATCAACGCCAGCGGTTGCCGTGGAGCCACCGCCAGCGCCAGGATTGCCCATGTCGAAATCCGTACCAGCATTAGCAGCGCCGTTTGCGCCGACGGTTGGTGCTGCGCCAGAAGTGCCGCCAATCGCTCCGGTTCCGGTCCACGCGCCAGTTATCCCGCCAGTACCACCAGCAACAGCAGTGTTGCCCGATGTGACCCAGCCACCAAAACCGCCGCCAGCAACGCCATGCCTGGAGTAGCCACCGCCGGTCGGCGTTGTTCCGCTGGTATCCCCGCTTGCGCTAGCCGCACCACCATAGACACTATTCCCGATTACGGTAAATGCATACGCGCCCGCGCCGCCATATTCATGCGATGCGTGAGGCGTGCTACCCAGATTTGCGCCCCATGTGGAACCTATGACGGTCGGATTGCCGCCAGCAGTGGTGATGGTCGATCCCGCCCATGCGGCCGTCCCTGCAGAAATAGACCCACTTCCGCTGATCTGGCCAGCTTTGCTGCTGTCACTTTTGCCGCCAATACCAGCACAACCGCCATAGGCAGTCAAATATGTTCCGAAAGTTGTATTGCCACCAGCCGTTCCATCGGTGCCATCCGTGCTATCGACAGTCTGCGACGCTCCTGGCGTACCGGCAGCACCGATGGAAACCGTCACAGATGTATTTGCGGTCAGCAGAACGCGCCCTTTTACGCGGCCCGGGGCACCCCCGGGTGATCCGCCCTGGCGCGTCGTGCCTGCGGCACCTTTACGGCCACTACCTGCACCGCCAGCACCACCAACCAAATCAAGGTCTACGCCGATGTAGCCGGATGGGTGTGCATAGGTGATGCCGGCAATGCATTTCAGATAGAACGGCCTGATGACAAAGCAGCGGAACGCAGCTGCCGTTTCATCCTTGTAGAGCTTAATGATTTCGCCAGGGTAGCAAACACGAATCGTCTGACCATCGATGGGTTCCGACCCGTTCGGATCGATCGTAATCACGCCGCTGCCGCTGTTTTGGTAATAGACATGCCAATATGTCTGCATGGACGCGACAGCCGTAAGTGTCTGCGTGAACGTGCCACTGGTGACGTCAATCAGGGTGCCGCAGTCGGCATCGGTCAGGATCGCGTTACTGGTGCGAGGGCTGCGAACAAAGGGCCGCCCCCGGAACGATGCCACCCCGTTATAGCTGACAAGCTCCGTGAAGTACGTGCCGCCAGGCTGTGCTGGCAGCGCAGTGTTGAATGCCACCTGATCGACGTAATTTTTCGTCACCGACAGCAGGCGCCATTCCGTGCCGTTGTAGAACGCCGCGTACAAGTTGCTTGCCACCAGATCGCCAGCCACCAAATCAGCACCGGAAACACTCTTGATGTTCCTCACGCCCAGTCCGGAAACATTGAGCGTGCACGCGCCGGTATTTGTGATCGTCGGCGCAAATACGCATTCCATCTTCGTGCTATATGCGATCAGCTCAGTCGTTGGCGTCAGCGTGTATGCATTGACTGCGCCGCCATCGGTGCCGGTGACGAAGATCGCGCCAGTGAAGCCAGCAAAGCAATTGCGCAGCGCAGTTTTCAGCAAGCGCAGATGATTATCGCCGGCAGATTTCGGGTCCGTACCGGTGGGATTTGTCACTATCAGATCGGCAATGTAACTGCCTGTTTCTAAGCCCATTTCAGCCCCTCAGAATGTTGGAACGGTAGCGGATGCCCGGCGCGTCGGTCATCAGCGTGGCAAGCGCCTTGTTGCGCGCCTCTTTCTTCATCACCTTAGCCTTAAGGCGGTCGTACTGCTGCTGCCACATGGGGATTCTGGCGTCATCGCGGATGTATGGCGCCGCTTGCAGCAATGCGCCATACAGGTACAGGCCCTTGTATTGGGTCAGCAGCGCATTGGTTTCCGTGCTGGCTATATCGAGCAGGCGCAGGATGCGGAAGATGAGCGAGTAGTCTCGGTCGACCGGATCAGGGAACTCAATCGATTCCTCGTTTATCGTCCAGTAGCGCGGCTCCACGGCCGATCCGATGGCGGCACTGCGCACGAACCGCGACATGGGCAGATACACGAGTTCCTGGTTGTCGCTACCGTCGCCATACACCAGTTCGAGTTTCACCGGCTCGATGTAGCGCGCAGGCAGTGCGACGGTGCGGTCGCCGGCCGATACGGTCAAATCGGTGTCGACTTCCATCAGCCGAATGCGCAACTCGGTGTTGAGTTCATCCTCAGCCAGTGAAATGAAGTCCTCGACCTGAGTCGCGAGGTCAGAACGGTGCAACCAGTCCAGCACTTTCGCTTGCAGGATCGTGTAGGTCCAGGCGCTGCTTGGTTCGGCGATGATGATGGTCATGATCAAGCTCCGTACGCAATTTCAACCGTATAACCCTCGAGCGTGATCGTGTCAGCAGAATTTGCCAACGTCCCGCTGATCGTCAAGTTTTTAGCGACGGAGGTGTCTATCGCCGCCGTAACCAATGTGGCCGCACCGAGACCCGTCGTTGCGTTTGTAAAGCCGACCTGCGACGATTCCGAATTTCGGTTGCGGATAATGGAAATGGCTTGCAGGCTGCTTTGATTGGCGAACGTGATGCCATAGAAGATGGTTCCGTCCAGCTCCACATTGAAAGTCTTGTTGTTGGCGTTATTGGTCATTGACCACAGCATGGTGACGTGCACACTTCCGTTCGGTCCGATAGCGCCAGCAGGGATGGCAATCGTGGCAAGTGCCGTTTTCGTCGTCGTCCCGGTCACAGCGGATGCCACGGCGGATTGAGACAGGCAATATCGCATCGGCAAAGCGCCATACCCGACAAACTTTGGATTGATTCTGAATGCATCCACCATATTCCCGGCAAGCGCAACGCTCATGCGCAATTCGGAGCTGCGATTACCGGCGGCGGCCCATGTGTCAGTGGTCCGAAAATCGAGCTTGAACGCTGTGGCGCCGGATGCATGACCAGTGCCATATGTTATAGTCCACGAAAGACCCTGACCGCTGGCGGTAATGCCGTAGTTCTTCCATGTCTCAATGTTCTGAAGCGCATTATTGTCATATTGCCGCGTGATAGCGCCATTGTTATCCGCCTCTTCAAGTCGATTGGCATCGGAAACACCGCCGCGACGCATGGCGGTAGCATTCCATCTGATCAAATCTACTACCGTTCCGGTGCGTTGAATCAGTTCGAACGTTTCGCCCGCACCATCCGCATCAGTTCGCGTACGCCGGGACAAGTCGCCAGCAACCAGGCTGGTATCCCACATTTTTTCATTTGCCGGCGCGTCGGTTTCGAACAACACATCACGCACAGCGGTGCCGTCGCGGCGATAGATGCCAGTAACGCAGTTGTCTTCGGTGAAGCCGTTCGTCGCACTCGTCACGAAACCAGATGCTTTGCATCCATTGATCAGGCGGTTGATGTCGCCCTGCGCCGTGCCGGTCACAACGTCGTTATCAAACCCGACCAGCATGGTCGGCGAACCCTGCGTGTCGATGGCTTGGCAGTTGTCGTACACGATGCCGCGTGGATAAGTGGCATCGATGGTGGCGACTGATTGGATGCGGAACCCGGCCGCTGAAATGCCGCTGGCGCTACCACCATTTTTGTCAGCATCAATTGAAATGCAGCGCTTGTATGTGATGTCGCGCGGCAGTGGGTTGGAAACCTCGGTTGGGCCAGATGTCACGAAATTGATCGCCGCACCATCACCGACGCAATTATCGTACGTCCCGCGATACGCGGAATTGGCGTTTTTGAAGCTGTAGCTATAGCAGCCCTTAATGCGGCCGCCGATGATCGAAAAATCGTGATTGCCAGTGGTTCCAGTAATATCGTGACCCTGGTCCACATTGACTACACGTGGTGCGTATTGGACAAAGTTGTAGCAGCCACCAAACACGATGCCGCGCGCGCGGCGCTTGCTGACTACTGCACTGATCAGGCAGCCGCAGTCATACACGTATGGATTGTACGAAATGAAGTTGTAGCTATTGTTGTACCAGATGCCGTTGATTACGTCGTCGGCTGGAACAGATCCTGTCGTGTATCGCTCATCATGGACGACCACGCCCATATCGTAGAAATCGAAGCAAGATTGGAACGTCACGCCGTTCCCGGCGCCGCCGCCGGTCGAACCGATGTCCTTGACGGCGAATTTCGAACATGACGCGATCCAGATGCCAGCATCATTGCCTATATCGCCGCCGGTCAGGTTGCCGTTGCGATTGACGAAAACATTGTGCAGGTAGAAGCCAGTGCAGCCGCTAATAAACAACGTGCGCCGATTGGTGCCGGTGGGCGTCAGTTGTTTCAACGTCGCGTTGATCAGGCCGGCGAAATTCGAAGCTGGCGATAAATTCCCAGTCACTGCATACGTCAGACCCAGGCCATCAACCACCTTTCCGGTGGCCGTGGCAGCCAGCAGGGCCGCGCTGTCATCGGTTACACCATCGCCAACAGCCTGGAAATCAAACGGCGTGACGTGTGCGCTGGCATTGTCATCTTCCAGCAGCAGCGGGCGCGTGTCCATGACCACGCCGTTGTAAGTGGTCGTAACCATGTAAGCGCCATCGGCGGCATAGAGCGTGAAATTGCCATTGGCATCCGTAGTAATCTGCGTGCCAATCGACGTTACACCGTTGTCGCTGAATAATTCCTGCAACGCACCCAGTGAGTTGGTCAGCGTGATGATGGCGCCCGCCAGTACGCGCAAGACGCCCTCATTGCCTTTTAATACGCGGCTATCGCTATACGGTTGCATCTATTTCACCTTGCGATTATAGGCGCGCTTCTGGCGCGGCGCTTCTGCGGCCTGGGTCACAGGTTCAGGTTCACGCAAGACGGTAGGCGCAGCCTTTGGCGCGCGCACGGTCCAGCCTTGCGATTTCAGGTATTCGATTTCCGTTCCCGTGGCCGGGTGTCGGCCATGCAGCGGGTGTTCCATCATCGTGACCATGCTTATTCTCCAAAGACCGCCCCGAAGGACGGCCTCGTTCTGTTACGCGTCCCATTCGGCCCATACGATGCCGCAGAATGCAGCGGTCGCCGGCGCCACCGTCGTGCAGGCAGCGACAAGGGAGTCAGGCCCCAACACCAAGCGCCCATCGAATTCATGCGAGCATGGCGAAATCACAGCAGCCGACGTCGCGCCGAAGCTGAACATGTTGTAGAACGGGATTGGCACTGCGGTGGCTGCCGTCACGCCCGGGATGGCGACGTTTGTCAGCGTGGCCTGGGAATATGCTGCGCCCTGCGCGGTGCCAGTCGGGCCGCATGCCGACGATACGAGCGCCGTGGTCGACGTTGGTATGCCGCTGGTGGTACTCAGGTTGCGCTGCACCGCCAGTCCGACGCCATTGACCACGGTCGTAGCGGAATCGATGCCCATGACGAACGACACCAGTTCGATGTTCTTGCCCGACGACGCAGGGTTGTGCAGCGTGAATTTGCTATTCAACGTTGCTGCTGCCACCGGCAGCGCGACGCCGGCAATGACGGTGTAAGCCATAAACAAGCGGCCAGCCATCGCCGCTTGGTAGTATTTGCCGTGCAGATTGCTCATGAGCGCTTCGCGGTCCTTGCCGCCCAGCGCATTGACCGAAACGCCGGCCGATGTTACGAGTTGTTGCGTTGCCATGATGGCTCCTAGAGATTCGACACGATGTCGTTTCGCAGGTCTTCAGGCGCGTCGGCGCTGTTCTCCGCGAGGTATTGTGAAATGACTTGCAGCTCGATCAGGATGTTCATTTGCAGAACCTCGGCGAGCGGCAAATCCGATTCGGGCGCAGTGAATGCAAAAAACGCCTTCGTTTTTGGGTTGTATAGCGTGATGGCCATGGTGTTTCCTGCGCCCCGCATTGCTGCGGGGCTTCACGATTACGACGTTGCGAACGGATCGGCGTTCGTGCCGGAACCCACGTTGATGCCGGATACCATCCACTGCGTCGAACTGATGGCGGTGAACGAAATCCGGCCGCCGATCAGGCCGCCCGTGTCCGTGCCGTTCTGGCTGATGGCTACATGCGTGGTGCCATTGGCCTGGAAGACGTCGCCGGAGGCCGCCACGGTGAGGTTGCCGGACAGGACGCCGCCCAGCAGGAAGACGCTCGCGGAATTGGTAATCACCTTGTGCGCATTCGAGGTGACGGAAACCGACACCTCGAAATCGAACGTCATACCGACAACTGGCGCCGGCAAGGTGTAGACGACGCCAGCGGCGCGGTCAAACAGACAGAGCGAGCCGGATTCTTTCGCCAGCAGCGTGCGCGTGGCGGTTGCCTCGCTGATGACTTGGCGGTGCTGGCCGACTGCGATGCAGCCTGCCGGGCCACCGTAGCCCAATTTCTCCAGGTCGGTGGAAATGGTGGAAGCGATAGTCATGATGCAAACTCCTTCGATTCATTGGGCGGCGCCGAATGACGCCGCCCCTTGTTGGTTAGCCGGCGGCGCCGATCATGCGGCAGGCCCATTGCGGACGCAGCGCGGCGAAGCCGTACAGGATGTCCAAGCGGAGCAGCAGTTCATCGTTGCGGATATCCGACCCCATCCAGACACGCAGGCTCACGCCATCCTGGGTGCGACGCACGCACTTGTGCGCGTCGTCCATCAACGGCAGGTCGGCCGTGATGAACTGGAACGCTTCCTTGTGGTACATCAGGTGCTGCGGGTAGTTCGTGCTGGCCGAACCGACGAAGGTGATGTCGTCGTTATCAGTCGGGGCGCCAGAGCAGTTCTGACGTGGGTTGGTGGTGTCGTAGATGCACGCAGGGCTGAAGGTGATGCTGGTCGTGGTCGCCGAAACGACGGTGAACTGCTTCAGGTGCGCATACGCCTGCTTGGTCTCTGGGTGCACGTCGTACGTGCCTTCGATGGTGAACACCATGCCGGCCACCGGGGCGGCGGTGAAGCCGTCAACGGTGATGGTGGTGATGCCGGACGTCAGCGTGCCGCCATTGATTTCGCCGGCCATGTCAGCGGAGTTTGGCATAACCCAAATGCGCTCATTCTCGTGCCAGTCGGCCATGCCGGTGCGGCCGATCATGCCTTCGCGGTATTGCTCCTTGATCTGGGTCGAATCTTGGAACAGACCTTTCAGGCCGTTGACCAGCGGGCCGGAAGTCACGGAGTCGATCTGAACGTAGCGACGGCCGTCTTTCGGCGCGCATTGCTGGTTCAGCTTTGCGCGGGCGGCGCCAGGGACCAGCAAATCGGTCAGCGCGGTACCAGCGGTGCCGGCCAACTGATATGTGGCCTTGGTCGCGTAAGCGATGTAATCGGCTTCGATGCCGGAAATCAGCGACGCCATTGCTGGCTCGATGTAGTTCTTCGACAGATCATCGAAAGAACTGTCGCTATTCACCGATTGGATCAGCTCAGCACTGTTGAATCGCATGTCCACGCCGTCCTGCGTCGCGACGGTAATGGTCTGATCCGATTCGGCCTGGTCTTGCACGTCCATGACGCGCGAACCCTGGCGGCGCAGGTATTGGTTTGGCTCGCGCACGCGCAGCGATGCGCCATGCTTGCCCTTGCCGTTCTGCTTGAACGAATCATCATATTGACGGTCGGTGGTCGCGATGAAAGACGATTTTTCATGGAGAATGCGCAGCGCTTCGCGCGTCACCATGTCGATTACCTTAAAAGTATTGCTCATGATTGCTCCTGTTATTTGCGGTTCGAGACTTTGCGGCGATAGGCCGCAAATTCGGCATCAGTCATGCTTGTGGGGTCTTTCTTGACCGGCGCGCTGCTGCCAACGCGCACCACGGGCTTTGCTTCCGGTGCTTGGGTCTGGGTCTGCTTGGTTGCCTGCTGCTTCTTGACCAGTGCGTCGTACATCATGGCTTTGTGGGCAATCTTCGCGATTGCCGGCGTATGCAGCACCATGGGCCCGAGGGCTTGTGCGCTGATTCCGCTGCCGATGACATACTCTTTCAGCTGGTTTTCGACTTCGGTATTCCAACCAGGGATTTCACGCGCAAAATAGGAGATCGCGTCCTGGGCCAACTTGGCAGTTTGCTGCTGCTGTTCCAGTGCGTATTGCTGCTGTTTCTGCGTGAGAGCGCCGACTTTCTGCTGTCGGGCCGCTTCCAATGCTCTTTGCTGCTGTTGCAGAATCATGGCCTGCTGCGGGTCAGATTCGATTAGAGCCGGCCAGTTGACCTTTTCGTATTCCGCCAATTGGTTGTTGATCGCAACAACTTCGGCGTGTTCGTTCAGGTACTGCTGGTGCTCTGCTGCCTGGCGCTGCACTTGCTCGCGTTCGGCCGCTATTTGGCGGCGCTCTTCTGCCACCGTCTGCGTTTTCTGCGTGTAGTCGGCGTGCATCATGCGTTCAGTCTTCAGCTTTTCAGCCAAAAACTTTGGCATGGCGATTTTCTTGTCGCCGATTTCGATTTCTTCGTCCTGATCTTCCGGTTCACCCGAGCCAATAGCGCCATCACCAGCACCAATCGGCTCGAAATCAGCCGGCTCAAGGTAATCCGATTTGCCGAGGCCCAGGGCGCCTGCTGCGCTGCCTGCATCTTCGGAGTTCGACGGCTCTGCCGCCGATTGTTCCACTTGGTCTGTCATTTCCTGCTCCAGTTATGCCGCAGCGCGGCGAATCACATCAAAAGCATCGCGACGGAATTTTCCTCGTCTTCGTCATCCATTTCCTGCTGCCGGCGCTTGATCGCCAGCGCGCGGGTGATATCGCGCATCAGCAACCGTTCACGCTCGCGCCGCATCGCCTCTTGGTATTGAGCCTGCATCGCGATGTCATGCGCCTCCAGGCGGCGCTGCAAGTCGGCATTCGCCTGCGGTTCCGTCTTTTCCTGCTGCACGGTCGCTTTCGCCACCGCCTTGATTACTTGTTTCACGCGCTTCGGAATGATCCCCAAGCGCTCACGCTCTTCTTGCACACTGCGGCGACGCGGCACATAGCCGATGTCCGCATAGCCGCCGCTGTATTGCTGCACCGCCGCCGGTGCAGCAGTACCAGCTTCCAGCCCGAGCATGACGATTCGGGCTACCGCCCCATATGAACCAAAACCATCCGTGATAAGCGTTGCTATGCTCACGTTGCCCTCGTGATGCTTGTCGGACTGGTGTCACTATCGAGCGTGAACGTCATTGCTGTGGTCGATCCGTCCAACTTCTTGGCCGTCAAGGTCGTGGACAAGACACTCTTTTCGGCCATCAGCGCCCATAGCATATAAAGCATCTGCGCTGGTGTAGCGGCAGCACCATCGGCTGCATATGCCTCCGTCATGGCTACCGTCCCCTTGGCAAAGTCATATGCACTGGTCAGCGTCATGGCACTGCCGACTGCTGCCGGACTAGCGGGTAGGTTGTCCGTCTTGGCCTTGATGGCCGCCACTTCCGTGTCGATATAGCCGGCAATCGCGTTGACCAATGTATTTGCCGTCACCGCCGCATCTGCAGCCGTCTGGACGCTCGTTTTCATGGTCGCGGTCAGGTCGCCGGCGGTCGGTGCATTCGTTAGGTTCGTCACCGTGGTGATCGTGCCTGCCGTGATGTTCGTCGGGCTGGCCAATGAGGTCGGGAAGGTCACGCCCGCCGCTGCTGTGACCGTCTGGCCTGCAAGTTGATCCGTGTTCGCAGTGACGCGGGCGGTGACGCTGGCCACGCTGCCAACGACATTGCCGCCTACATTGCCTGTGACTGAGCCAACGGCGCCGGTTACAGCATCGGCACGCACGGAGCCGGCCGCCGCTAGGGAAATCGTCCCCAGCACGTATTTGAGGTCCACCAGGGGAACGCCGGTCACATTGACAGCAGGGATGGTGCCCCCCAGCCACTGCGTCGCATTGCATTTCACAACACCGCTGGTGAAATCCAATTGGCCGGTTCCGGTGCCGGATGACAGCAGCACGCTGGCGCCGATGTCGCGCGCGGTTTGCGTCGTTCCGGCCAACTTGATGACGTCCACGCGGCCATTGCTGTCGATGCTGGTGCTGCTGAAATTCGCTGGCGTCGTGAATACCAATTGCCCCACCAGCGAAATATTCGCCGTTGAGCTTTTCCCGGTGAAAAGCAGCGCGTCTGCGTTGGTCTCCCCTTGCGCCAGATCAAATAGATACCAACCCTTGGCATTCGTGCTATCCATTTCCGTTGCACTGGTATCAGCCAGCACCGTCACGGTTCCGTAATCTTTCGATACATAGGCGGTCAGGTTTGCCGCATCGCCCGTTTTTGGCGCGCCGGTCGTCGTGTCAAAGGCAAAAATAGCCAGCTTTGTTGCTACATTTTTAAACATTGCCAACCCCGCTCATGTCATACCACCAGCGTCCGAAAAAGCCGCTTGCCACCACGATGCGCTCGAACGCGCCGACGTCATACGACCCGCCCTGCGGCCTTGCCGTGCCGATGATGTCCGTGGTGACGCTGCCCAGCGTCGCGCCTGCATCGACCAAAGCATTCGTGCCGGACAGCAGCCGGAAATCTTCGCTGCCGGATGTCACCGAGGTGAATACAGCGCTCCCGGCGATGCTGCTCACGCCCGCTGTATAGTCGGTGGCCTGACTGGTGTCGGAGCTGATGTTGTTGTTCCCGGTCGGTGATGCTCCGCCAGTCCAGAAATCTTCCGCCGCCGCGCCGGTGTGACCGGAATAGGTATTTTTGCAGGTCAGTTCGGTGTCGGCCACGATGCCCAGTTGCGCTGCATGGCGCCAGAACGTGCAGTTCTCAATCGTCACGGTTTGCGCATTGCGGCAATCAAGCGTGCGCTGGCTGCCGTAGATGATCGTATTGCGGAGCGCCATCACTAGATTGGCTACCGAGAAGTTCGCGGTATATGATGTGCCGGTCCTCGTGTCGTGGATGATGCATTGCTCGATGCGGATGTCATTTGCACCGCTGGCGAACGTACCAAATTCGCATGTGAAGACCGTTGTACTTGTGCTCGTACCCGCAACCTCGACCCCTTCGAAGCGCACATGATTAGCAGCGATGGACACGGTTGCACCGCCGTCAGCACTTCGCTGAATGCGAAAGCCAGTGCCTGACACAGCTCGCGAGCGCCCATCATGGCGCTCGGCGGTCGGCGTGTAGATGCGTATGTAGTTTGACGATGACGTCGTTATGCCGCTGATTTGCAGCGTATCGTCGAGCGCGAAGTTGTAGCACTCTGCCTCAGCCGGCGCGCTCAAAGTAGCAGCTTGGGCCGCCTCCCATGCCGTGAGCGTGGTGTAGTCGCCACCCGAGGATTTGATTGTGCTGACGGTCATGGCTTCACCTGAAATGCCGTCATCACTTCTGATGCTGTCCGCGTGATTTGGCCTTGCGTGCGCAATGTATCGCGCCCGCCAGCTGGGTCTCGGCGCTCCAGCGCATCCAGATCGATCCTCATGGCGCGCCGCTTATCAATTGCTGGTGCGGTATATACCTGCGCATCCGCGACAGTCATGCCGACCATATCCACCACCGCAAAGCCACCTGGCCATTTAGCTGGATCGAGCCCCTCCTTCGTCCAGACATCAAGGCTCTCCATGCGCCCGAAGATGTGATCGTCTGGCAGTGCTGCGACGACATCGCCGCGCATATAGCGCTGCGCGTTCTCGCCATCGATCGTGCGAACCAGCAGGCGGGCCATCACGCGCTCCCTTCAGGTGTCGGCATGTCGATTTCTTCGATTGCGTGCGATGCTCTACCATCTGGACCACGTACCAATGTCTTGCGGCGTGGCGCAGACATCAGCGCGCGCAGTTGGCGCATTTCTTCCATGATTGCGGCCATGGATTGCGTTTGATCTGGCTGGTCTTCCTGTGATTGCCCCGGCGCTTCCTGCTGGCCTTCTGGCCCTGGTGCAATATCCGGCGTGTTGGCGGCCTGCGCTGCGATCTGCTGCGCCTGCATCTGGTCCATATGCATCTTCTCGTCCACGGCGAGCTTCAAGCGGTTGGTCTCCGCGTTGAATGCATCGATGTCGAGCTTGCGCATGTCACGCTGATGATCGAGCGACTTATCCTTGACTTGCTGCTCAAGTTGCTGTGCCTGCTGCGTGACATGTTGCAGTTGCTGGCCCATTTGCTGCATCTGCTCTTGGGCCTGTGTGACGGCTGGGTTATTCCCGGCTGCCATTGGATTCATGATTGCGGCCAGTTCTTCGCCAACCTCATCGGCTTCTGGCCAGTCCTGCGCCTTAGCCAAGCGCGGCCCGATGACTGGCGCCGATTGCGGCAGGGCGCGCAACAGTTCCATCATGCCGGCGCTCGATTCCTCGCGCTTCGTTTGGAAGCTTGGACCAGTATCGACGGTCAGGTCATATTTGCCAGCGGTGAGGTCGTAAATCTGCGCGCCGCCATCTTCGTCAGGCATTTGACTCAGCTGCAAAGGCTGGTTGATCGGTACGTTACGCGGCTCTTTATCCGCGCCCATGACACGCACGATGCGGGCCTTGTTGTATACGTGCGGGATCAAGTCAATCAGGATGCGGCCGGTGTGACGGATCGCACGCGCTTGGTTATCGATGAAGTGGAATGTGCCAGTGTCGCCCTCGGATTTGCGTGCGTTGATGGCCACGCCGGACGTTTCATTGGAGCGAGCGCCCAGGCTGGCGTCGTAGATGCCAATCACGGCCTTCATGTCGTCGCTGGCGTTCAGCGCCTCTTGCAGCACGCCAGCCGGCACGCCTGCGAATGGCTGGCGCTGTGGTGGCGGAAGCAAGACGCCTTGCTCGCTCACCGGGTCATATTCAATGTGCGCATGCGAAACCGTGTTCGCGCTGGCCCATTTATCCTCGTCGGTCACGAATGAGCCAACTGGGCCGATGAACGGGGCTTTGGGCGCCAGCGCCACTAATTCCGTAGATGCAGAGCGCCAATAGTTGAAATTCTCCTGCGCACCCTTGGCGTCACGCAGCAGCGAGCGCGTGTACCGCTTGCCCTCGACGTTGATTTCCTCGCCGTAGACCGGGACGATGGGGATGTACTTCCCGGCCCACTCGTTGGTCTCCAGGATTTCGATGCCGTTCATGATGTGCTGCTCGACGCGGTAGCTTTTCGTTTCGCGCGTCTTACCAGTGGGTGTTACGCCCTGCTGCGCCAGCATTTCCTCGTTGGTGATGCCGTCCATGTCTGGCGCCGGAGCGGCCAGCCAATCGACATCAACCACGTCACCATTGGACATCAGGGCGATGGTGCGCGGAATCTCGTAGCGGCACCAGTATTCAGCGATCAGGACATTCTTGTTGTCCTTCCATTCGTCCGGCATGGCGTCGAATGCATCGCTGTCGATGCTCGTCGCCTCTTTGCCCTTGTACTTCTCGTTGTGCTCATCGATGCTGATCGAGTTGACCAGGAAGCAGCGCATCCAGTCGTACGAGTCGGCCGCCGTGCTGGCGTAGTCGCGGTATACAGCCAGCGGGTTATCAATGCGCTGAATTTCCAAGTCAAGCTCAAACGCGTCGTCGTGACTGTACTCGATACCAACGCGCCAATAGCCAATGCTGCATGACGCGGCGAAGTCCAGTCCCGTGTCGTACGCAACCTCGGCGTTGCTGCTGTACTCGATGTTGCGTATCAGGTCGTTGATGACCTCGGCGGTCTTCGGATCGGCCTTGCTGTCGGCAGGGTGGACCTTGATGGCGGGTTTGTTCTGACGGCCTTCGTTCACGACCTGGCGAATGAAAACCGGCCCTTTATTGAATGTCAGGCAAGGCCGGCGCTCCAGTTCTCGCTGCTCTCGCGCGCCTTCTGGCCATTGGTCGCCCAGGCGCCAGAATTTGAGGTCAGCCAGCGCGGCCTCGCGATTATGCTTGTCGGCCTCTTGGCACAGGCGAAATTCTTCCAGGGCCTGCTTATGCAGTTCCTTCTTGTCGCCTTTGTCCTTCGATTTCGAGAGGTATGCCATTTATCCCATCCAACCTGTCGGCCGCCGCACTTGCTTAGGCTTTTCCTGCTTCGGTTTCAGCGCCTTCCTGGCGCCTTCGCATGCATATCGCAGCGAGTCAATCACGTGGTTCTTCTTGTCTTCCAAAATCGGCAAGACCAACCCAGTAAGGGGGTCGGTCTTGTAGCTGTACATCGTCAACTCGTCTATCGTGTGCATGCATCGTGGGTGGACAACGATGTCGTACGTCTTCAAAAACTCAATCCCATCTTCCAGCGAGCCTGGCCCCTTGATGGCCGGGTTGATCTTCGGGTAGCCATGCCTGCGCATGTAGCTGATCGTCTCTGGCCTGGCGCTGTCCGCCGTGATGAACCACTTCCGCGAATCAGGCACCCGGTCAAACAAATCCGGCAACTGGTCAATCTCACATCCCACCATGTACGCTTCGTAATCCACGTACAGGCGGCGGCCCTCAATGTCACATCGCACCAGTACCGATGGATCGACCGAGAATCCCCAGTCCGCGCCCTGCCTGTGCACCGTGCCGGGCGGCCGCTCAAACTCCTCGACCGTCCAGTTTTTAAATACGCGCGCTTCGCTGTTGCGCTCGTACTTACCCAGCCAGATGTGCGCGTACTTCTCGGGGTCGCGCTTCCGGTCGTATGCCATTTCCTCCAGCAGTTCTTGCGGGCACCATGGGTTGTCCATGTAATTTGCCTCGACAACAACTGCATTCGGCGGCGGGCTCTCGCCCCTAAGCAGCACATCAACCGGGTCAGTCTCATACCTCGGGTTCCAGCTAAACCAAATCTCACTGCCAGGCGCTCGTATCGTCGGACGGAGCAAATCCAGGCTGCGTTGCGTGGCGGTCTGAGCTTCCTCGAACCATGCCCGCTTGAACCCTTCCAGCGACTTGATCGAATCGCTGGTATGGTCCTGCATGCCCTGGAACATGATCGTTCCGCCGTTCTTCGCCTTAATCACCGCTTCCTGCACCTCGAAGTACGCGCCGGCATTCATGGCCTCGATCTTCGACTCCAACAACTTCTTGACCGAGAACTTCAGGGACTTCTGAATCTCGCGCAGGCACACAGCGTCGATTCGCTCCCTGATGCAGTCTTCAATCAGCATTTCAGCGAAGAAGTGGGACTTGCCACTCCCACGCCCGCCGTGCGCTCCCTTGTACCGGGCCGGGTGGAGTAATGGCTCAAACACCTCGGCCGTATTCAGGACCAGCTCACTCACTTCTGCGCCTTGATGATCCGACGTGTGATCGTCGTAATCTCCACTGGGCCGCCATCCTTGCCGCTCACCTCAACGCTGCTCAACTTCGCATGCACATATGGGGCAGCAGATTGCGCGGCACTCAGTCGCCGCTGCACTTCCTCAGTCTCATCACGCATCACGGTCAGCATGTAATCCAGCGGCGTCAGGCCGGATGCAGCGATTGCCGCGCGCTTTTCGGCCGTGACCTTGTTTGGGCTTCCCTTCTTTCGCCCGGAACCTGGGCGCGCTCCACCCTTGGTTCCTGTTGATTTTTTTTCAGTCATACTGATTTCGGAGTTCACTTGCGTGATTATTCCGCCTCGGAAACGAAAAAAGCCGCGTCACCTTTTTACGGGTGCGCGGCGGAAAGTCCTGCTGGAGGGAGATAGCACAACATGTCTGTCCTTCAACGGCGCCTCACGGCGTTTTAAACTGGCTGTGTAGGGTGGGATCGAACCACCGACCAACGGATTACCAATCCGCCGCTCTACCGCTGAGCTATAACACATCAAACCTTGCCGGTTGCCTCCGGCGTTGCGCCCGAATTCGACGCGGCTTCTTGCCTGCCATCTATAGCGTGGCTGCTCTAATACAGCAAGGGCCGGACGCTACCCCGGCGATGTGTTAAGGGCCTGGACATGCACCCCAGAGGCCACCTTCCTACCCCGCGCTATCCAATCTTTTCTGACGCAAGCCACCGCGCGTCTTTGCGTGTCATCGATTTCCCACGCCGCCTTGCTTACTGCTCGTTTAGCTCCCCGTTCTCACGCTTACCCGCAGGATCGGCGCTACCGTGGATGCTGAATGTGTGCCTCTGGAGGATCGCCCCGACCATGCTGGGCAGCACAGACGGGGCGGGGACTTACCGGAGACAGTGAGATTGTACAACTTTTTCAGGGGAAAGCAATTTTTCTATGCAGGTTGTTCATTTGAGCCACTGAAGCAAAAAATATGGTGCAATTGCGGCTAGCGCAGCTAGCATGCCTGTCGCATACCCGATCCAGAAATGCAGTTGGTGCGGCTTCATCACTTCACCTCAAAGTGTTTGTGAAAAAGCATGCCCAGCCGCTCTATCTGCTTGTCGCTCAGGCGCTCCATGTGCTGGGCCCATCTTGGTTGTCTCGGCCCAGCCAAGCACGTCCTGGTGGTCTTCGTGGCCCAGCGCAGGGCCGACACGGTAAAGCGCTTCTAGTTGTTTTTCAGGTTCCATTGGCATCCCCAATTAATACAGTTGCCAATTCGGCAGGACTAGCCATCGTCACTTGCTGCATTGGCCTTTCGCTGCCGCCCTTCAACACATCGATTGCCGCTGGTCTCGATCCGATCAGAAACACATCTTCTGGCCCGCGCTGCCCCTCGGCGTAATTTTCCTTCGCCGCGATGCCCAGCAGCTTAGCCGGATATTCTGGCCTGTCGCTACGCATTCGGTAGCCGCGATATCGGGTTTCAAACTCACGGGCAACGTGCGGCCACTCATCCTCGCTTTTGCCGCCCATCTGCGCCCAGCCACCCATATCGAATAGAACCCTGTGGATAAGTGGGTCATCAAACGCCACAGTTTGGTAGACGCCTGGAAACGAACGTACGGCGCGATCAACCTTTGCCCATGCAATCTTCGCCTGATCGTCGGTCCTGCCAGCAATCATTTTGATGATGTCAGCAGTTTTTGGCATAAACATGCCGGTATCGGGATTCTGCGTGTGCGCCCAGCAGGCTTTCTCAATGGCCGCATAGTCGTACTGGCGCAGGCCTTCCCAGTACAGACGCAAAACGGCTTTTGAGATTTCCTGCTTGTAGTAGTCGGCCAACCCGGATAGCAGCGCGGCGAATTTCCGCTGATCCTCCAGCGTGTCGGCCATTCCCCCCTGTTCTGCCAGCCAATCCCTGGCGTTGTCGGCCGTCGCCTGCCCGCATTTGCCCAACTGCGGGATGCTTCCACGCCGGTCGGCCTGCGTGCGCCGGTCCTTTGGCTCATACAGGTCTGTCCAGTTGTTCGCTGTCGATTGGTCAAGGATCGCGGCGACGTCATAGCCACTGTCGTGGAATTTCTGTAGATCAACCAACCGCAGTTGCTCCGCACGGCCAGTCATCGGCTTTTTGATCCGCTTGCGCATTTCCACGTAGCCGTTCCATGCTTCGACCGGCAGCCAGTCAGGTAACTTTTCCATTAGCGTATCCCCGGCATGGTCATGTCAGCAATCAAGTCCAGCGCTGGCGACTGCGCCGCAAAAAAGTACGCCATGCGCTGGCGTGCGATCCAATCTCCCAGCGGTTCGCCCAGGCCGTCAAAACGCTCCACGCCGTTTTCTATGCTGTGCCGCCAAATCTTGCGCGATCCGCCGCGCATGGTGATCTTGCAGCACATGATCATCGGGCATGATGGCTTCCCAAATACAGCCCACATGCGCAGGTTGTTAGGCAGGTTGTCGATGGGGAGATTGTCCCGAACAGTATTGGCGCGACGGTTCATGGTGTCACCCGTTTGAACTCGACCACCCAAACCCATGGGTTGGCGTCCCAGCCATCCTCGCCATTGATCAATGCCCACAAAGACCGGAAGGAGTTTTCCGGAATACACAGGTTCGGCGTCCATCCATTGTCGGGGGTATAGTTGCGCCACAGTTTTGTATCAGGAACAGCGCAAGGCATGCGCTCAATCCCCTCTGCTATCGCATCCGCTTCGCTGATGTCGTGCAGCCGCTCCACGCGCACGCTGACGATTTCGAGTAGGATGCGGCTGGCCCAGCGCGGCATATGGATGGATGGAATCCACCGCAAGGTTTCTGGTGCGCTCTCTGTGGCGCGATAGTACGGCCCGTATGGACTGCCTCCCATGGCGTCCTCGTGTACGACGCGGCACGCCTCTACGCTTGCCGCGTCATGCGCCCAAGTTTCGCGCACCCACAGGCGATCGCCGGGCTGGCCGTATGGACAGAACTGCATGAAGCGCATGTGCGTGTAGTCGCCCCACATGCCGCCCCGATTCCGCATCGACCACACATGGTCTTTGTACCAAGCGTCGTTGTCCGGGTTGCGGCGGATATCTGCTAGGGTTTTACTCCCCGGCGTTTTGATCACGCGCCGCGTCTGCGTCTTGCTGCCGCCCAGGATGGCGCGCACCATGGCGCCGCTGAACAAAATCGGACGTTCTTTCATGGCTTTACCTCCACGCCAGCAGCGGCAAGAGCGGCGCGGGCCTTGCGCTCAACGCCGTCTAAATCATGTTCTTCGCCGCGCAAGTGCAGAAGGGCGTATTGCAGCGCCTCCACCAGCGTGGCATTAGGGCTGGATGCGGCCTCGATGGCGCGTGCTAAATTAATCATGACCTGATCGTCGCTGTTGTGGTAGAACCATGGCGCTTTGTCCATGCAGATTTCCAGAATCTGTTCATCCGTCAGCACCGCTGTCGGAACAGCGACCGACGCAGGGAAGTGCACGGCGCGCAGTTTTCGCAACTGGCCTTCAAGCGCGTCCAGGCCGGCCACGTTGGCAAAGCACATGCGCACGGCGATATCTTCCGGCATGACCAGCGCGCCCGGCACATTGTCGCGTTCATCGCCAACAACGCGGCCAGCCTTTTCAGCATCCGTGGCGATGCTGATTGCCAGTTCAGGCGCTTCACCGGCTGCGCTATGATTAATCACATATAGGCCCATGCCAAGATGCGCATAGCCGCGATACTCTGGAGCAAGCGCCATACCATCAGGGATTGGCGCAGCGGCAGCGCGCAGGCGGCGCACAAGCTCAAGCACTACTGCGGGGTTGGCGGCGGCGACAAAATCCAGTTTGCTTGCCTGATCGGCAGTCGGCGGATGGTGGCCCGTGCTGACCATAGGCATGCCACGGCAGCCATCTTCCATGCGGTCGTACACCGTGCGCTCGCCAAACAGACGAATCCAGTGCTTGCCGCCAGCGTCATTCGCCAATTGCTCCAGCTTATCCAGGTCGATTTGTGTGGTCATGCTGCACCTCCGCCGGACAGGTCGTCAGGGTGCACGCCAAACAAGCGCGCCATCGGCTCGCGCAGCGCAGCGCGCAATTCCACCAACTGCTCGGTCATCACGATATTGCGCGCCTCCAAGTCACTCACGCCGGCGGTGTGCATAGTTTCGGCCGCCCCATACGTTTCATCGTCGACGTAGCTCAATTCACCGAAGCCGGACAAGCTGTAGCCGATCAACTGAGCGAACTGCATGCGGTCTTCGTCGGAGAAGTCCAGGCACGCCAACTGGTTCAAATCAATGCCGCCATGGTCAAGCAGATGGCGAACGATGGCGTTACCCTTAAAACGCAAGGTGCCGTGCTCATCAGTGACGAGTGGCTGGATTGGGTGCTTGGCGCTCATGCTGCGTTCTCCCCGGTGGCTTTGGCGAACGTGCGCACCGTGACCGTCTTTTCTTCTTCGGCACACGTCAAGTCATAAGCGTACTCAATCCAATCGATGGCTTCCGGCTCCCCGTGCTTCCCGCCGCCGTACCAGTACGTCCAGCCGACCCATGAGCCATCGGGCGCTTTGGCCGCAACGGATTTACTTTCGTAGTGGCGCGAATATGGACTTTCCAGCCCGGTTTCAACTTGGCCGCCGCGAATTTCGTTGATGGCGTCCCACTTTTCATCGCAATCCGCATACAGTTGATCGATATTGTCATCCGTCACGCCTTGCAGTGGTTCGCCACTCCACTCTGCGACCAACGCCAAGATCATGTGTTTGATTTTTTGCTCAGGTGTCATTTTGTCTCTCCGGTATTAGATAAAACTACGGGGTTTTCCTCAGATAGCCGATCAATTCAGCATAGCGCGGCACCAAAGTTTCGGCGCGTAACTTGCCGCCGCTTTCAATTTCCGTTTCGATGGCTGTCACCAGATCGCGTGGCGTGTTGCCGTCAACCTGCTTGGCCGTCACCTTGCGCTTGCCCTGCATTTGCGCTTGATGCTTCGCCTCCTTCAGCACCGGGCCGGCGCCGTCACCCTTGGCGCGCACCACCCGTACCGCCGTGGTCTTCGACACCTCGCCAGCGGCCACCATCTGCTGAACGTCATGGTTCGCACCGATCAGCGTCAATGCGTCCCGCACCGCGCCGGGGGCGCACTGCATGCCAGCCGCGATCTGTTCAACGGATTGCCCGAAGCCGTGATGCGCGCGGCGCACGCAGTAGGCAAATTGCAACGGCTTGAGCTTCTTGCTTTTGTTGCTGATGACCAGGTCATAGAGCAAATCTAAGTCGTTGCCGATGAACTGCCGAATGCGCACCAGATATCGGCCTTTTTCGTCAGGCTGGAACTTGCCATTATGGATTGCGCGTCCGATTTGCTTGTGGCGGCGATGACCTTGCACCACCCACACCCCACCACCATCACGCGGACGAACGCGCATGTCATCCAGTTCCAGCACGCCCTTTTCGCAGATGAACTGATACAACTCCTCGTCGTCGGCTTCATCTTCCTCGGTGCGCCCTGGCGGGTTGTAATCCGGGTCGATGTGTAGGCTGAAATAGTCGATCTTCTCTGCATCGGCGCGAACCAGTTCGCCATCCTTTCGCATTTGCTTAAATGATTTCATGCTCTCTCCTGTTCTTGCATCCGTTTGATAAACGCTTCCTCTGCCGCGCGACTCCGCTCACGCTTTCGCTTCATGACAACTTTGCGCTCCGCAGCAATTGCTGCAATCGTTTCGCTGTCGATGGCTTGGCAGTATTTCAGCGGAACATAGGCGCCTCGGCCGACTTTCGACAGGCCGCCCCCCCTTGGTGCGCAGCAGCACATGAGCGAACGGGATTTCCGTCGCCGTCTCGATAGCTTGAATCCGTCCGTGCTGGAACTGGTGCATGCCGCTGTTGATTATCACATCGTCGCCAATGCCCTCCATATCATCCGCCTTTCAGTTCGCGCACACGGCGCTGGTAGTAAGCCTTCATTTCCCGCAGCTCATCATGAGTCCATTTGCGCGGCGTGTTGTCTGCCTCCAGCGCTTCCACGCGGGCAAGGCTAGTCCTGTTGATCAAATTAAACCGATAGTCAATAGCGTTTCCGGCCAAAAATCGGTTCTCTATCTTCGATTGCGCGTGACAGTTGTCCTCGTTGAACCGCAGATGCGGCGCGCTGCCGGTAGACCTGAAGTGGCCCGCATCCACAGCGTTTCCAGACCAGTCAAGCGGGCGCCCACTCGAAATGCAAGGGTAGCCGGCTATTTTGTCCCGAAGCCTTATAAACGCGTTAAACGCCTTCTGTGCCTCTCGAATCAATTGCGGGTACGTCTTCATGCCTTCGCGCTTGATCTTGTCTTGAGCGCGCTCCTGGCGCTGCGCCTTAGCCTTCTGCTTGACCCGGACGAATTCGGCATGCTGCTTTGCGCAATCCGGCCCGCAGGCTTTGTGCGTCATGCTGCGCGGCTCAAACGGCTCCCGGCAGATGACGCACTTGCGCCTGCGACGGCCAGGGGGTGGCTTTGGCTCTGCCGGGAGAGTCAGCGGGGCGCGCTTCATGGGCGTCTTGCGGGTTAGGGCCGACTGCTTCATGCCGCGTTCCCCGCCGGTCCAAAAATCGCAGCTACCAGCGGATCGCGGAATACCTTCACCGGTTCCGGCCGGCGCTGGAATTGGGCGAACAAGCCCGCTTTGCTCTGCTTAGTCGGATAGCCCATCATCGTGCATTCTGGCGGCGGCATTTGGCGCTCTGGTGCATCCAGGCTCAGCGTGCCAACGAATGCCAAAATCACGCTCTCGTCATCGGTGATCCGATATACACGGCTCAGATACCGGCCGCTGGTCCCGACGAATACCAGTACACGCGCATCAACCAGCTCAGCGATGTATTTGCGCGCAGCAGAATCGCCGCAGTCAATCCTTTCCATAGCTGCATATACGTCAATATCCCCGGCGCGGCGGCATTCATCGACCAGCATGCGCAGATTGCTGAGCCGCTTCAGCGTTTGATTTTTAGGCACTTGGCACCTCCGCGTGCAGCTTGACGGCCACCGCCAGCATGGCCAAGGCGGTTTTCTTGCCGCGTTCGTCCAGTTGCATGAACAGCGCCATGGCTTGTGCGCCGCGTGGGTCTACGGCGTCTTTAGCGATCTTATGTGACTGGTTAAAGCCGAGATTATTTGCACGGTTCACGATTACTGCCGCTGCTGCCTGTTGTTGCGCACAATATGACCCATCCAGCGGGCAATTGCAGCTAACCATTCCTGATTGAATTCTGCACATGATCTATTCCCTCTTGTTTGGTGATGCACTAAACAGAACGCCGAACGAAGCGCCGGCCGCTTCCAACATCATCAAATGCTCCGCAAACCCCTTAACGGTCAGCATCGTAGTACTACCGACGAGCACACGCTCGCCACTGGGGTCATAGTCCCATTTCTGATACCCTTCGCGGCAACGCTCAGGGTCGAATTCTTCCGGCAGAAACTCGCGCTTGGCCCACTCGTGCCATACCTCGGCACTGAACTGGCGGCCATCAACCCAAGCCTGCGAAGCGATGTCTTTAAGCGGGCCAGCCCACATACGTGCATTTGCATCCAGCCGCCGCCCCTTTATTTCCTCCCGCACGATGATTTCCAGCGGGCGCGCAGGGTCGCATGGCAGGTTGCGCACCAGGTTAAGTATGCTCTCCCGGACCGCTTCGCCGCGCAGCAGAAAGCGGCGGGTTGCGAAGTGCTGGCGCATCACGCCTTCCCCCGGAAGTATTCAGCCAGCACGCGCACAGTGTTGAAGCTGGGCGACTGGTTGCTGCCGTTGGCAATCGCCCAGACTGTTTTATAGGAAAGTCCCGTTGCATTGGACACCGCCTGTTTGTTAGTGTCTTTCAGCATCGCGACCACATATTGCAGGTCATTTTTGTCCATCTAATACCCCTTTGTTTGAATTGCTGTTTGGTACTGTAATACAGTATGAGCGGAAAGTAAATGCCGATTTTTATGTAAATTCTTCTTGCGTGGCATTTGATTGAGGCGTATGATTCTGTTCATGGGCAGCGCACTGGGCGCGGCAAGAACTGGAGAAGATCATGACCTACGCCTTTCACGCACTTGGCTGGTTTATTTATGACCGAAGCCCTCTGATGATCATGGATGATTTTGGCAACGCTGTTATCCCGAACGGCGGCGGATGGCTCGCTTCGCTGGAAAACGGCGCCTATTGACTGCCTCAGATCAGGCCGCACCACATGCCCGCCCCCGAGCGGGCTTTGCCAGTAGAAGCGCGGCAGTCGCTGCGCATAACCGGAGCCCATCATGACCCAACGCGAACACGAAGAAGCACGCCGACACCTCGGCTTCCCAATCAAACGCTAACCTGCCCAATGGGCAACAACTGGAGAGACAATATGCGCACCACCCTGAATCAAATCCGCGAACACCAGCCGTGCAAAGAAGGTTGGGAAAAACTGCTCCGTACGCTGGGCAAAACTAAGGCCGATGATGAACCGGTCAGCATCCTGCAAATCCTCGATAGCAACGGGCTGGATGATGCACTGTGGTCCCTGCGCGCTGTCAAAGGCTGCGACAAAGAAATCCGCCTGTATGCCGTCTGGTGCGCGCGGCAAGTGGAACACCTGATGGAAGACGAGCGAAGCAAGCAAGCGCTGGTCGTCGCGGAGCGCCATGCAAACGGCGAAGCTACCGACAAGGAACTGGCCGCTGCCTGGGACGCTGCCTGGGCCGCTGCCAGGGCCGCTGCCTGGGCCGCTGCCAGGGCCGCTGCCAGGGACGCTGCCTGGGCCGCTGCCAGGGCCGCTGCCTGGGCCGCTGCCAGGGCCGCTG